ATACAACGTCGTTGTTACGCAAGAAGGTAGGACCTGATGCGATTACGATCTCACAAGATGCAGCGCCAGAAGCGATGTCTGCAGTACCTGAAGGAGTGATAGTAGCCTTGCTGTGAAGACGAGACTCTTCCCAGTATTGTACTTCGTCGTTAGAACCGCTAGCTTTTACAGCTCCGGTCATTTTCAAGAAACCAGTGATACCTTGGTTACCGTAAGTTTTAACCAAAAGATCACGGTTATCTGGTGCGTTTACTTCATCAATGAAGTCACCCAATGAAGTATACTTCGCTGGGTCTAGTGATTTGAATCCTGCTGACACGCCACCGTTGTTAACAGGAGGAGTTACTAATGCCATAGTATTTTATTTTTTAGGCTTTATAAAAATCTTAATGTTTTATCCACATTCAGAGCATCAAGTATTTGCTGCTCTAAATTATTGGTATTATTACCCGTCCCAATATTCGGGCTCTTTGTCGATACATTTGCAGCCTGATCAACGATTCTACGCTGTCCATCACTTAAACCTTGCTGATAAATACTCTTTGCAATCGCATCTATATTATCAACCAAGGCTCGATGTGAGTTAAACAGATCGTAATCCCACTGACCATCCTGACCAACATACTGATCAAAGAAGGTTTCTATGTTGCTGTTCTTGTCTATTAACTGACCTCTGTAATCATCACTAATTCCAAACTCGAACTCCCCGCCGGGAAGATCGAAACTCAATGCTTCTAGAGCATTGGTTTCTCTTTTCATAGAGTTGATCCATTCTTCATCAATAGGACTTTGAACAGCTGTCTCTCTTTCTACTTCAGGCATTGTGTAGTTGCTACGCAAACCTTCAATAGACTGTCGAGATTTATTTGCATCAATCTTAAGCTGTAATTTAGACAACTTGATTTCGTCTTCAGTATACAGGTCTTCATCGATCTTGTACTTGTTTCCAACTAACATATCGATTTCCTCAGAATTTAAGTCTGGGTATTCAGCTGTCATAGACATCTTTACCACTGTGAGATCATCCATTTCGGATGGGTTCATAGCTTGGTATCTGAACCAGTCTTCTGGAGATCGACCTGTTTGTTCAACGAAATCAGCAATTACCTTAATTCGCTCATCAATCTCTGCTTGTCGTGGAGTTGCAGGATTCCGAAGATCATCAAGACTGCTTAGGTCCATCCCTAGCTTTTCGCTGAGATATCCCATAACAAGTCCGTCAACATCTTCGTTGTCATACGACTCTACGTTATTTTCCGTATTTAAAGAACTTTCTGGTTGTGGATTGTCCTCAACCATTTCAGTCTGCTCATTAGAGACTGGCTCTTCTGCAGGCTGTGTATTTTCGTTATCTCCAGAAAGATCAAGATCAGGCTCTACGCCTTCTGGGATTCCTGCCGGAGTTGGGTTCTCTTCTTGAACTGCCTCTGGTGTATCGGTTACCTCAAAGCCAGCATTTTCAATAGAGTTTAACAAATCATTTTCAACTGAACTCATAATATATATTTAATTAATGTTGCAAAATTAACGATTCTAGCGATATCTTTTTACAATACGCTGTACATCAGGAGAGTAGCTTGCAAACTGCTCACCTCTCTTAGTTGCTGCTCTCTTCTGTGCTGTGGCTTTTTTATAAAGCCCAGCCTTCTTCAGTGCAGCAACAGCTTTAGCTGGAAAGTATGCCTCACCAGTATCCTTGCTCTTTTTACCACTGGCTGTACTCCACTTCTGCTTTGTCCAATTTCTAAGGGACTGTTGTGATTTTTTGAGTGCCATTAGTTTTTATAGCCGCCTCCTGCAGCCTTATACTCTTTAGCAAGTAGCTGTGCTTTACGAGCAGACCACTGTCCGGGGTTACCACCACGACTGCCTGCCATAATTTGCTTAAACAGCTTTTTTCTAAGCGTTGGCTTAGTGTAGTTACCGGCTTCGTTTACTCTTGACTTCTTAGCCTTCATAGCTGTTACTTTCCTTTAGCTGCATCTACAGCGTCCTTCAACTCTTCTTTAACTTTAGAGTATCTACGACGTGCTTCAGCATATGCTGCTAGAGCCTTCTCATCTAGATCGGTGAATCCCAACCAGTAGCCCCAGAAGCGCTTGTGAGTTTCCTTGATCCAAAGCCAAAATACTTTTAGGTGTTTCATACTATTTATTTTTTAATCGTTCGTTTTCTTTTTCGAGGAATTCTACCTTAACTCTAAGGGCAGATACCTCTTGGGTTAGTGCAAGTACCTGATTTCTCAATTCGTCTTTCTCGTCACTACTAGTAGCAAGAAGAGCCTCTAAGTTTCTTACCCTGTTCTTTAAATCGTCTCTGTATTGCACTCCGTCATTATTCTCTAGTTTAGACTTCTTTTCTTCAGATTTTACCTTGAGCCTAGCCTCAAAGAATTTCCATATACCAGCAGACCCAGCTACTGTAGCAATAGTTATTATTATTTGCGTTACGTTATCCATTTCTGTGTAGCTGTTCTGTTTTTAATCTTTTGAGGTTTCCAAAAGACGATATCACTAGGATCAGCCAACCATAATGAGATGGGGTTGGCAGACCTATAGTCATTAAATACATAGTCAATGTGGTCGCATATAAACCAAACGTAAAAATAGAGGCACGCAATCTGCACTTTAATTCACCCTTTGACACACAATACAGCTGGTGTAATCCAGCGGCTACAAGAAAGAAATGGTAAATGGGCATAAAACCAAGCTCGATGATAGTAGCTATGGGGGCTAGTATCGTCAGCGCAACACCGAGAGTAATCTCTGTAGGCTGACTGTCACTATAGCTCCAAATCTGCTGTAGTTTTTTTAACCAATTCTTATGCATCACCACTTAACCTTATCTGCCCAGTAAGCAGCGGACAGCTTACCCTTCGCAATATTCTTTCTGTGACGTGCTTTAAAAGAAGCACGTTTCTTCTTCATCTTTTCTGACTCTCCCGCCTTTGGTTTCCCAGCGGTCTTAGCCCCCTGCTCACCAAAGCGGATCGTCTTAATGATATCGCCTACTTTAGCGACAACAATATGAGATTTCTTAGGGTGGTTGGGTGTTCGCTTCGGCTTGTTATAGCCGCTCACACCCGCACGTTCAAGTCTTGGATCTCTCTTCTTTACTTTCATAACAGCAAAGGTATAAAAAAAGAGGTCGCATTTCTGCAACCTCTATAGTGATAATCTATTGATTTTTAAGCTATTAAGCTTCTTTGATTTCACCGGTGTTTAAGTCGATCTCATTTACACCATACTTCTCGCCTAAAGAAGTCTGTTGCGACTGTAGCTCAGCTATTAGTTCTTTAGCTGTTTCTACAGCTTCTAGCTTTCTCATCTCAAATGAGGCGATGTCTATGTGGACTTGATTGACTTTAGCCACAATATCCTTAAGAGCCTGTAGCTCTTCGTCTGTTACTTTTTTCATTTAATTTTATTTAAGTGTTTGTATTGATTATATTTACGTATAATCGGTTTATGCTAAAGCTGCTTCAATTTCATCCAGCTCAGTACCTGTAATACCATCGGTAAACCAATCAAATGATACCAACATTGTTAAGTGGTCTTTATTTGCTTGGATGATATCTGTTTCAGAAGCATCGGCATCGTTGATAGCATCAACGGAATGCTGCCAAGTATTTAGGTAATGGTCTTTTGTTTCTTGTTCGAATTCACTCATTTTATTTTGATTTTAATAATTCAACTTCTGCTTGAAGTTCCTTAATAGCGTTAACAAGTACAGGGACTAATTTAGCATATTGTATAGATAGCGTTCCATCTCCCATTTCTTTAACAACATCTGGCACGACTTGCTTCATTTCCTGAGCAATAAAACCAATATCGTGTCTGCCGTCCGATTTTAAATCATACTCTACAGGACGCATCTGAGCAACATCATCAAGTCCGTAAGGAAGGTCTTCAATATTTTCTTTTAACTTAATATCTGAAGGGCTGCTCAAAGTGCCGTAACAATATAAATCTGTGATTAGGGAATCACCGAGCATTATCGTATTAGCACCCTGCCCAATAGCATCGTTACCAATGGCTATTTCATTACTTACGCTAGTTCCCGAAGGATGGGTTTCGTTACCTATAAAAACACAATCTACTAAATTTGTAACGTTTGAACCACCAGAAGTAACCCTAGCGGCTTCATTACCTATGATTACATTATAGTTAGATGTTGTTTGCCAATAACCCGCCTGATAACCTACCATAACATTAAACGAGCCTGTTGTAAGTTGTGAGCCAGCACCTTGTGCTCCTATAAATACATTTCTAGCACCAGTGGTTAAATTTTGCCCAGCAAAATCACCTAATCCAATATTTCTATTTGCTGTATTAGCCGAACCGCCATTTAACGCATAATAACCAACCGCTGTATTATAAGCTCTTAATGCATTACCCAACGCATTTGCCCCCACTGCCGTATTGACTCCAAATCCAGAAGTAAAATCTTCAAGTGCTTTATATCCAACAGCGACACAACTTGACTGTATTGTATTTTGCTCCATTGCATCTACTCCTATAGCAACGTTATTTCCGCCAGTGGTATTCATTTCTAAAGCCCACGCTCCTACAGCTACGTTTTGACCAGCTGTTGTTTGATTACGCGCCGCTTGATACCCTATCGCTGTGTTTCTTTGCCCGCTAGTATGATTTTGAAGTGCGGATGTACCTATTGCAATTTGAAAATTACCAGTACACCCAGTACCACCACCTAAAGCAAAATCACCAATGGCGATACCCCTACCTGTAGTAATTTTTTGACCAGCTCTATACCCAATGCCTACAGAGCGAGTAGAACTGACTTCTGACAAGCTATATGCTCCAACTGCTACATTTTCAGATGTACTTGTCGTATTGGTGTTGTACATTGAATAAAATCCAATAGCAACATTATCAATTGCACTAGTAATATCCTCAAGGGCTTTGCTACCAATTGCAATGTTTCTTGAGCCCGTGGTCATTGCCGCTAGCGCATCCGTACCAAAAGCGATACTGTATCTTTCAGCTGTTACATCAATGTTGCCTAAGGCATTTGTGCCTATTGTGTAACTATCTGTTTGACCGCTAATAGGTGATACACCACCGCCACCGCCAGAACCATTTGCCGCCGCTGTAATACGACCTTGTGCATCAACAGTAATGTCAGCTGAGGTGTAGCTACCCGCTGTTACCGCTGTATTATCTAAGTTAACCGTTACAGTATCCGTAAATCCTACTGTTGTTGAAAGACCTGTTCCGCCTAAGATTGACAATGTATTGCCGTCCTCAATAGTTTGAGTAGTACCGCTATTAGCCGACAGCGTAAAGCTGGTCATTCCACTGCTTAAATTTGCGGGGTCAATTCTTACGTTATCAGAACCTAAGTAACCAACAAGGAAGTCTACATTTGCAGGGTCGGTTTTTAACGTGAAGTCACTAAATTTTTTATTCGCCATAATCTATAATTATTGAGCCTCTAGTAATTCTACTCTAGCGGTTAATTCTTGTACAGCTTTAACTAATATAGGAACTAGTTTACCGTAACTCATTTCAAGCTTGTCTGGATTTTCATCGTAAACAAGTCTTAAGGTGTCGTTGTCTAATTGCTGTACCTCTTGAGCAATAAAACCAAAATCTTTCTTGCCTTTGTTAGCTGAGAAAAAATCTACATCTTCTGTAACAACGTCTCCGTTTTCATCAACTACAACTTCTCCGTTCTCATCAAAAACATCTTTTGTTATTGTTTCTGCTCTATTATTCCAAACAAATTCACGAGGTTGTAAACTGTTTATAAAGTCTAATCCATAGGTTAGGTCAACTATTTCTGACTTATCTCTTTGGTCTGATAAAGAGGTAATTGACGTTACCGCACAGCGCAATGACGTTATACTAGAATTACCTAGCGTAATTTCATTTGATGCGGTTACTGCGCTTGGCTGACTATTATACCCTAAGAAAGAATTATTTGTTCCTGTAGTTAATGTATCGCCCGCACTACTGCCAATTGCTGTATTATATCCCGCATAAAGACCCGATGAATTAGGGACTGATTTATACAATGCTTTATACCCTAAGCCTGTATTGAATGTTGCTTTTGCTGTTGCTCCAGAATCATATCCCACATAGACACAATACATTGAATCAAGTCGACCTGCTTGATTACCTACAAGAATACTACCTGTGTTTGTTGTTGCAAATCTACCTGCGTTTGTACCTATACTTATCGCAGAAGAAGTAGCTTTGGGTGAATTACCAATAGCTATAGCAGAAGTGGCACTAGCGACCGCATATGTTCCTATTGCTACTGCATCATTGGCGGTTGCTTGTGGTCCGCCATATATACTAGCGCCACCAATAGCTACGGCTCTATCGCCACTTGCGTTAATCGTTGCACCGCTAATCGTAGCAGATGAACGCATAGAATTTGTTCCTGTTCCCGACTCTAATCCTGCCGCACCTCCTGAGCCGTTGGCTGCGGATGTAATACGACCTTGAGCATCAACGGTAATATCCGCTGCAGTGTAACTACCCGCTGTTACAGCTGTATCGGCTAGCTGGTCAGGACCGATTGAGTCGTTAGCAACGATGTTATCTGGATCTATTCTTACGTTATCGGAGCCTAAGTAACCCACCAAGAAATCTACGTTTGCTGGGTCTGTCTTTAATGTAAAGTCACTAAATTTTTTATTTGCCATTTTATCTTATGACTCTATGATTAAAAAGTCGCCATTCTCCGCTACCATATAAGAATCATCCTCCGCCAATATCTCAAAGAATGGTGTAGGATCATCTGAAACAAAAGGTGTTTTGATGATATTTATTCCTAATATTAACATTATAGTACCTCTCTGTATACTAATATTTTTCCGCTAGTCACAGTAATAGAAGTAAACCTTCCGAAGACAGTAAGACCTTTTGGAATCGTTGTGCTTATAAGGCTATCGCCTTCCGATGCGGTAGCGCTGATTACAGCATCATCTAAAGCCGTGATTGCTATATAGTTGTGAGAGTTCACCGTTTCCGATGCGCCCACCAAATCGAATCCAGCCTGACCAAAAGCCTGAAGATTGAAATTAGCGTCTCTCTGTAATTTTTGAGCCATTGTTATTTGTTTTTTGCAAAGTTAGTGTTTTTATGAAAACATATCTGATTCATCAGGGAGCTCGCCTCGATAACCCTTACGCTGGCTTATAAGCTTAGACTGCTCTACAGCTTGCTTCTTGACACGCCCGTCTTTACGGTCCTCCTTCATAGCCTCTCTATCTGAGATTACTCGGCTTTCAATCTGCTGCTCCATCACACCAAACTCGCCCTTCATTTTCTCAAGCTCCATACGCATCTGGTGTTCTAGCTGTGCCAACTGAGACTTGAGCTGGTATTCCATCTGCTTCTTCTGCATCTCAAGCTGTACCAGTGCCTGCTGCTTCTGAACTTCGGCTTGTGCCGCTACCTGAGATGCCTGAGCGTTAGCTTGCGCTTGCGCTTGGATATTCATCTGCTGCATCTCCTGTTGCTTAGCGATACGCTTCTTACGGCGGATAATCAATAGACGTTCTGCCTGATCAACATCCTTGATGTTTCTAATGGCGATGGCGTCTTCAAGATCAATCTCTTTCTGACCTAGTGCGATCTGAATGTTCTGCTCTAAGTACTGACGATCTCTATCACTGAGGTCTGACAATACACGGATGCCGAAGTTGTACATCGGTAGATCCTTGAAGCTATTCAGCACCTCCATATTGGTCTTGCCAATAGCCTTCTCATACACGTTGTATAAGACAGATTGTGAAGGAAGGATCTGTAGACATTTTAGAATGTCTTCACAGACCTTCCTATATAATATCATACTAGCATTAGTCACATCGTACAGTGCATTGTTTGCCGCTGCCATAGCCATCTGGTTCACCCCTACTAAGGCTTCACCTTTTGGCGTAGAACCGTCTACCACCTCGTTGATACCCGTAGCATCACGGATCATACGTAGGTAGTGGTTATACAGAGCGATAAGCTCGTTGATGTTTCTAATGCTGTTGTCGATCTGACGAACGGGCGGGTTTTGGAAACCGCCCTCTGGGTTCTTACTGCGATAGTAGAATACACCAGTTTGCTCGTAGATGTCCTGAATCTCTAGAGGCTGCAAGTCTCCACCACGACCGAGGTCTACATTCTCTAGACCTTCAACATCGATGATGATACCGTCAGGCTTTGCCTTGGCAATAGCTTGCTGGATCTTCAGGTGAGACAGCTGTAGTTGATCCGCAAAACCAATGACGCTAGAGACAAGGCTCTTAGGAACCATATTTCTAATGTTTGTCGCTACTACAGAGTAGGACATCTGTGCACGGGTGATGTCGTGGATATTCTTAGGGACGTTGTTCTTTTGTCCGTAGTTCAAGATATGCTCTGTGCCGATGATATACATACCTCCATACACGGTGGCGTTATTCATCTGTACAGGCTCTCTCTCATATACACTGTTCTTTGGTGTTTCGTAAGTATTACCCTTGTAGTAGAATCCAATGTTTCCGAATCTAGACTTCTTCTTCTCGTAGATCATAGAATCGACAGATAAGAACTCGAAGTCCAATACCTCTAGGGTGAACTCATCGTAGCCGTAAGTGTAACGGCTGAGGCGCTGGTCGTAATAGTTCTCCATAAAGCGAGAAGCATTATTACCGTACTTGTTCATCACTGTCTTAGCAATCTTCTGGTACTCCTCTTCAGAGAGTTGGTCGCCACAAAGTCGCTTCAGCTCTTGGATAGAGATGCGCTTGATATGTCCTGCGTATACGATGTCTGAGAATGTAGGGTCGTCAGTGTAGCTGTGCACAAAGAACGCCGGGTCTACATACTCTTCGTTGATCCCGTAGTTCGGGTCGTTGCTGCGCTTGGTCACTGCCATACCACAGCTTACCAAATCCTCCACACATCTGCGGTATACACGCTCGTCGAAGTTGTTCCAACTCAGCGTCATATTGGTAGCTAGCTGTGCAGCGATCTCTGCATCAGTCTTAATATTTGTATCTAAGAAGATTTCTACCTCTTCCGGTGTTTCTGGCAATGATTCAGGATCTACGTCAACCTCCAATCCAGAATTTTTTGCATCTTCGAACATCTCCTTGTTCTCGATACGCAGCGCAATCTTTTTCTTTTTAATATCCTTCTCTGATCTAGAGAGTGGGTCGATAGCTTCTACCTGTGGGTATCTGTATGAGGAGATAATTTTATTAACAACGATTTTAGCAAACTTGGGGACGATGGGAACTGGAGTCCAGTCCAGTGTCATCATAGTACCGTCACCATTATTTGGATCCAGCGAGTTTAGAATCTGTTTATATATCGTGGTGTCTTGGGTACCATTAGCGTAAGACCTAGAAGTTTCGAACTCCTTGTATCTACGCTTATAGAGGCTGCCCTCGGTATCTATGCCGCCCCATTGAGCCATCAATGACTTCGCATACGCTAGCCCGTATGCCTTGCTCATTTTCTCTTCCGTGGGCGCTAGAGGATCCGGAAAAGTATACTTATTTTGATTATTCATCGTTTCGCTGAATCTTTATCAACTGCAAATATAACCATTTTATCAACGCTGGATAATCTTGCCCTTTCTGAAGAACGTCTTGTCTATATTGTCTTTTTTAACTTTCTTTTTCTTAACTCTTTGTGCCGCAAGAAGCGCTAAACCAGAAGATATCGTAAGGTCATATTGTGTACGATTATCTATGCGAAAATTGATCCAGTCTTCCAACGTTCTGTTGAAGTACATAGGCTGGTAATTACCGTTATCATCCATACCCACATACTCGTGGATGTAGGACTCTATCGCCTGTGCGTGCGCCTGTATCACATCCTGTGAATTCGACGGGATTCCCTTGGTCTTTACCGTAACTCTAGCTGTTGACTTCAGATGTTCAGGACGGTCCATCAAGTACTCGTCGTAACCCCGCATCTCGAAGTAGCGTGCGATACCGTACTTGTTGTTCTCTATTAGTATTTTATACCCATAGAATACCGCAGCCATCAGCACATCCTCGTAGAAGATCCTAGCCAGTGGCGGACGTGATGCATACTCCACTACAAACATATTAGAGGGGTACTCCATATTGAACTTGTTGTAGAGATGGAAGGCTCCCTTAGAGCCTCTTCCATCGACCGTAGCGTCGAGGTCATAGCTATCCACACCTCCCACGCCTAGCCAATCGTTGCCCGGAGATTTTTTCCCACGCTCCATATCTATCTTATTCCTCAATGATGCTGGGGGCATCCAAGATACTCGGAACCTACCGTTGACATCAGGCTTGAAGATTACACTGGTATCTTGTTTTCCGTCCACCCATACAAAGTTACCCCTGACTACAGGCTGTGGGTAGAGATCTTGGTTGTATTCTATTTGCTCATAGATCTTTGCGATATTAAAGAGGCTAGACTTAGTGGAGTCTCTGAAGGCTTCCTCTGCCGTAAAAGGGAACTGGCGTATGCTTTCGTTAAGCTCATTGCTATCACCTGACAATCCTTTGCGTTCATTCTTGAGATAGGTTTTAGACCCTATATCTATCTGTTCACCATCCACACCCATTACAGGTTTTTCAGGGTCATCAACAACGGGATTGCCATAGATATCAAAGAAGCCTTCCAAGGCTTCGTAGGCAGGGACGAATATACGGTATAGCATACTCTTTGTTCTGCCGTTAGAGTTTCGGTCGTTGGGGTTAGACATATCCCACAGGTCACGGTAGTTTCTACCGCCCTTGTCCAGTGGGTTAACTGTTGATCCTATGATCGCCTTACCGACAAATTTACGCCCTACCATAAGACAGGTACGCTGTATACGCCACACCTCTAGAATGTCTTCGGGCTTCTCAAACTTACCGCCCTCATCAATAAACAACAGCTTTAGTTTCTCACCATCGTATGCATTGGATGTGGTGTTGCGCCAGTTTACTACAGTATTCAGAGCCTGCCCCTTAGAGCTAGTCTTATTGTTCTTGGTGATGCGCTTACTAGGTTCACGGAAGGCAAGCTCAGTTCTGGGGTTTGTGGTACCGTCTTGAATAGGCTTGAAGAAGAATGGGTATTGTCGGTACATCCCCACCACCTTCTTCATAAAGATGTTCTCCTGTGCGTCCTTACCAGTCTTTGACATAATACCTATGGTAGCGTCGTAGGTTGACGTACCTATGTCGTCAACCTTGCTGGCAGCGATGTTAGTATATCCAGAACGGCGGCACTTGGTATACAGCTGTCCAGCGCATCTAGGATCTACGAAGCACGCTTCCATATGGTAGGAGATGTCTCTCTGGAACCGCATATAGTACCCGTAGAAGCTGGCGTCGATCTTACTCCACTGGAGCATCATATAGTGGGAACCCGTTATATAGGTAGGCTCCCCGTTATTGAAAAACCACAGCCCTTTTTTACGTCTTTCAAATTCCTGATCGATGTAGGGCTCGTACTTCTTCTTGAACTCTTTGGGCATATCGTACCACTCATCCATACTGCGTATTCTGGACAGCTCGGTGGGCATCTCCTGACGCTCCCACCGCTGCTCACTCTTAGGCTTGTCGTGGTACAGGATCTTGTTCTTTGCCGGTACTTTAGGTAGCTGTATAAACAGGTCGGCAAGCTCTATCACCTCACCAGATGTATCGTCTGGACAGATGTTGATCACCTTCTCGTCGTAACCTTCTATGTCTTTTAGACCTGCCATTTAAATTATATTTTGTAGCTTTACATTAAATTAACATTGCGACTATGAAGAAAATTATTCTAGTTATCATCGGTATGTTAATGCTTGCGTCCTGTGCAACAGGCTCCCACGTAAATACAAACTGTGTGAAAGCAGACTGCGAGATTGCAGCTGTTCACCACCACGTATACTAACGCTGAGCATACCTTTCTGCTAACCCGCCAGAGAAATCTCTGGCATCCTCAATCCCTCCAGTTTCCTTCAGCTCCTTAATCATTGTTTCGAGCTTCTGGTATTCTGTGATCAACTCTTTAGCATCTAGAGCTGACTCTTTTATGCTCTTGAGTTCCGCCCTACGACCGGACCCTGTGAGGTCCGAGTCTACGGGCTTTTTGATCTCTTCGGTGATATTGCGTATGGCTTGAGCCATAGCATCAAGCAGCTCCTCACCAGCCCTTACACTGCTGAATATTTTCTTGCGTCCCATTAGAATCCAGTGGCGTAGATATCATCCATATGTACACGGTAGAGTATCTGTCCGTCTACCTCCATCTCGTAGTCGGTGTTCTTCATTATCATCACCTTGTCTCCGGACTTCAGCCCTAGCTCCTGCACACGTGGAGAATCATACAGCACATACCCGAACTGGTTGTACTTAGGCTTCTTTGTAGACACTACGATACCTGATTCTGTGACCTCCTCGTCCTTCTGTTCTTCTGGAATTAGGAAGATCCAATCTGAGATAAGCTCCACCTCACCAGTGTCTTGACACTTGAAGGCATAGGCTTGGCAGGCGTGACCGTTATTAGGGTCAAAGCGTATGTAGTAGATGTCGTCCTGTACGATCTGTCCACGCCCGTTACCGGCGATCACTACGTGATGGTGGAAGTAGAGGGTGTCGCCAACCTTTACGTCGGTCTCATACTTCTCTGGGATGGCTACTACTTCAGCCTCCATCTTTCTGTTCTTAAACTCGTTGAATTTTGGGTCGAGATATAGGCTGGTATCACCCATCTGTATCTCGTCATTGAACGCCTTTGGGAGGCGCACAAAGAAGTCGGATATACTACGCATATGAATTAAATTTAGTTTCCTTAAAACTCTAGGTCGTACTCAATAAGTACGGGAACGTTCTCCACGCTCTTCCACAGCATCACACCATTCTTAGGATGCTTTATATATACTAGGTATCTTTTTTCTTTGTATTTATGTAGGTAGGCATCGTCTAGGATGATGGCGTCTACCTTGGAGTCTCCAGCCTTCTGACCTACATAGTAAGCCATAGCTTTCAGGGGGTCTACCCCAATGATTATTTTACGTATCATTTTGTTTAATTTAATTCGTTACCGCCCATACGGTTGATCCAGTAATTAATCTTACTGGGGTTGTCTCGCTGTTCTATTCTGTATGCTTCTACCAAGTATGATAGTAGGTCGTCTAGCTCATCTTCACTATCTACAGATACTGAAGATAATAGATTCATATTTACTTCTACGCCTTCACCATCAGCGGCAAATGCAGCGGTGTCCATATTCAAGAACCCTACAGCCATAGCTACAAGAACCTCGTCTTCTAGTTCGTATTTTTTAACCACCTCAAGGATCTGGAGCATCAGCTCCTGAATCTCCTCGATGCAGTCTCTATGACTATCTTTCATTATTGTGGTTGACGTCTGTTAAACTCTACTTGTGTTCCCGGCTTGACAGTAATATCTGCCGATGGGCTTATGCGTACCCTATAGATATATCCGTCACGAACAAGGAAAGTACCGAAGAATGAATGTACTTGTACGGCTGTTGCGCTACCTGTCGATTTGATTACATCAACCTCGCTATAGCTAGACCAAGTAGAACCACCGTCTGTGCTGCGCTCAAGGGTATAATTTATAGTTGTGTTATTAGTAGGAACCAAAGTTCTAAAGCTACCAGATATCTTTAATAGACCGTCTTGACCTACAAGTACCTCCCCACTAGCTGCAGTAAGGGTCAGTACAGATGTTCCGCTATATAAGTGGAAGCTTTTACCGTCGGGTGTATTGTGTATAGCTGCAAATAACAAAGTATCGGTAGTACCCCCAGCAAAGGC